ATCGGAAAAAAGGGTCTTGATTTATCGCTAATTCAGAAACTCTATCTCCGAAGTTATATTTCCGCCTAAGGTCACCAGTATCTTTACTGGTTCCATCAGACCAAGCTGCTACGTCAGAATAGGTACTTAAACCTAGTACGTCTGAAGGCATCTTAAACTCCTTAGTTTAATTATGATATTTGGTCTTAATTAACCAAACATCGATTCTAATTCGGAGTCCAATCCTAAAATACTGTTGAAGACTTGATCATCTTGTGATACATCGTCAGACCTACTTGCTCCACCAACTGCAGATGCACTTTGTGGTTTCTGTCTAACTCGCTTCATCTGCTCAGTCATATCTTTCCTTGCAGAATCAGCTACATTTTTATCACGGTTTTGTCGATTTTTTAAGTAGTATATATCATCCAAAGACAATGAACGAGAATTAGCGAAACTAATAAATTCTTTCCACTCTTCATCATTCATTTCATGCTTTGTTTTAAACTCTTTTTCAGCTGTCATGCGATTAGCTTGACCTTCTTGTTCTTTAGAAAACCTACTAAGACGTTGTTGTACAACACCATCTATTGTAGATTGAAGAACTTTTGCTGAATCAGAATTGCTGTCTGTGACAGCTTCATCAGCGTCAAATATAAAATCGTCACTCAAACCAAGTTGCTCCGTTACTGTTTTAGGGGTTGAACCACCACCCTCAAAATAGTCTCTCACATGAGTGACTAAATTAGGGTCTTTTCTCATTGCATCGAGAACAGGCATATATGGTTCTAATTCACCTAAACGACCATTCAGTCGTCTAGCTTCGCTACTTGAATCATTATACCTTTTTTCCCAATTATGCTCTTGCGAATCAGCTTCTGGTCTCATTTCTGAGGTTTCCTCTACTTGTCCACTTTGCACATTTGCCGGTTCATCTTCTTGCTCCAGTATCCCTTTATTTACCTTACGGTCAAGAGCTTCAAAAAAATCGTCAGCCGCTTTAGGCGCTTCATTTTCAGGACTATCTACACTAGTATCTTCAAGCATAGCTAGGTTGTCTGTATTTTGATCTGCCATAATTTCTCCTTAATTTAATTTAGCAACAACAATAAAATCAACTATTCTTTAGCAGAAGATTCTTTTGGCTCTTTTTGCCTAGATGCTACTGCCATTCCTAATTCTTTTACCTTCATATTAGTTTCGTTTTTTAATTTTTCTCTATATTGTGTTTGAGCAGATTGTGTTTGTAGTAAACTCTTTTGTATATCTCTGTCAGCATTTTGTACTTTTTCTTTAATACCAGATTGTACTAATTGTCTTTCTAATGTTTCAATAGTTCCATTTCTATCTTTTACTAGAGCTTCCATCTGTTCAACTTTATTCCTTAATTGGGTGTATACCGATTTACGTTTAATTACAGCTTCTTTATTTCTTATATCTGTTTCACCTATCATAGCAATATCATCAATTAATCCAGATTGATACCACTTAAAATATTCTTCTAATAATGCCCATCTGTTTAATGGAAGTGTTGATCCACCTATTATTCTTACATCAAATCTTGCTGTACTATAATCATTCCATTTTTGAACAGAGTTACCTAAATCATTAAAGATAGGAACATTTATTTCTACAACTTTTTCCTCATCTATATTATTTGGTTGTACAATTCTAAATATTTTATGAGCTAAATATGTATCTTGTGACCAGTCTTTGAATACCATACCCAAGTGTTCTAAAGCAGGTTCTATAATGTTTTGCATCCAAGATTTTATTCTTCTTGTTCCATATTCATCCATCTGGAGTAATCCACGATATGTCTCAGGGCCTGCACCAGTATCTCCTTGCATTGAGGAATATACCCCAGCTACATATTCCATATCCGACCTTGCGTTTTGGGTTATTCCGTAGAAGGCTTGATTCAGTGGAAGGGGTTGAACTGGAGTAGGAGGGGTAAATCCCTGTCTGTATTTTAATAAAGCACCGGGAGCAGAAGAATACTTTTCCCATTCATCTTCAGGAACAGAACCTTCTTCATACATCCATCTTAAATTAGATGCTAAATTTGCATTGTGTATTAATATCTGATGAGCTTTATTTAATTCTTGTTGTTTCCCAACTAGTGGACTTACTGCACTAATGGGATATGGAGTTCCTGTGTATTGATAAACAAAAGGAACAATAGGGTAATCTTTTATTGGAAGAACCTGATTATATAAAAGTTTATCTCCGACAACAATTGTTAATTTTATTCTGGTTTCATAAAAATTAATAGAATCAACAACTGTATCAGCAATTGTTTTGTTTGCCATCATTATATCAAATTCTTGTTTTGTGACAACACGATTTTCAACCCTTGTTTGACTTTCTTGTAATTTGCTTTGCAATACCATTTGTCTTTGTTCTATAGACTGTAAAGCTTCTCTTCTTGCTCTTTCTATTTCTAGATTAGCTCTTTCTTGAATAATTTCTCCTTGTTCTACAGATTCAGATAATTCTAAAGATTTTTCCTCAATTAAAACCATTTGTTCAGCTTCAAAGTCTTTTAAATCAACTTCTACTTGCTGTTTTATTTGTTCCATCTCCGAAGGACTTGGAGGAATATTTACAAAAACATTTACATATTCTATAGATTCTTTGCTATAACATTCATAATAATCTATTATAGTATCTTCTTCTCCTTTAGAATCGTATGAATCAGTAGCAGTATCAGCAGGAAATATCAAATCTGTTTCCATTGTATCTCTATTAGAATAGTTATTTTCTCCAGCAGAATCGCTATTTGCACTTTTTATCTGTCGTTTTTTGTCTGGAAATAATTTTATTACTTGCTGTTTTGGCAAGTCTTTTCTTATCATAACATAAGTTGCATCTCTAAATAAAAAGTCTCTGGATGTAGGGTCTGGATAAACATCAAATGGTTCTATTCTTTTAAATACTACTTCACCCAATCCTCTATCTTGATCTGGGTCTATATCTACTTGAATATATCCGACTCCTTTAACAAGAGAATCTTGTATTACTTGAGCATAAATACTATCACCATTTGAATTATACCAGCAATAATCTGCAATATCAGCATGTACAGCAGCTACATCAGCATCACTTCCTTCAGCTCCTACAGCTTGCCATCTAGGAGTATTTGCAGTTGCAAAGAATTTCATCATCTCAATAACAGGAGTAATCCTATTAACTGTAAAGTTTGGCATGCCAGCACTTTTTAATTCATCTTGTTCGTCTTCTGTAAGTTGGTCACCTAGAAAAAATTCGTAACCTTGCTGTGCTATATTTTCCCACTTTCTTCTACTAGATGCGTTAGCTTTTCTATATAAGTCGTGTACTTGGTCTACTACTTTTTTATTACCTCTGGCCATTAATCTTTAATCTCCACATGGACTAAATCATCGAAGCCATTATCTTTTATCTCGCCATCAGAATCCCAGTCGCCGCCCCAGCGGATATCTACTCCCATCTGTTGTCCTATTCCTCTAATCATTCCACCCATATAATGAAATCTTTCTCTATCTTCCCAGTCAATTGGGTAGGGAGCTAAGTCAACAGCTCTGCCTTCCAAGTGTTTAGAGTATTTAGTTTTACTCTTTCCTTGAGCCACCAATTCATTCTGTCGAGACTCTGTTCTAAGGCCCTCAATAATGGTAACATCCATTATTTTAATGAGCTGATTTAAAACATTTACAAGCTTTGCATTAACTCCCTTTAATCTTTCTTTTGACCTTTTTCCAAATCTAGGCATCTCTTTTCCTTTGTTTTTGTGAATATAATGTATCTAGTTTTTTTTCAACATGATATTTGTTATGAGGCATAAAACTTTGCCAATATGATTTTTTTGCACCACCGTCATCAAATCCTTGAGTCCCAAGTTCTCCTTTAGACTTCATTGAAAGTTTACTTGTACTTTTTGGTAATGATATATCGTGAGTTTCTTTTGTTGCCATTATGCTGTTATCCAACTTTTAGCTTTTCTGATTTTCTTTATCCAATCATTCCTTTTACCCTTGTGCATATTAGGCGGAAACGAGTGTACACAAGCATAATAAAGACTCTCTATTGTGTCATCATGTGACATTTTAGGCCCGAATGTAACTATTTCGTGCGATAAATCAAAGTGAGACTCTCTTATATGTACCAAACCCATCGAAAATCTGCCCGAAAGTCCACTATAGATGCGATTAAGTTTGTTTGTACCACCCGGTTTCTCTGGTATAACTGCAATACTGAACTTATTTAGCCTTCTTCTTTCATCATTTAATGCCTGAAATATACTTCTGTTCATAGCTACATCTTCAACTGTAGCTGATGTACAGTTATATTTCTCATATAAATCTATAATATAATCTACAACGCCTTTCTTACCTATTATGTTCCCATCTACTTTACTACCAACTGTAGGAATGGCCCGGTGTCTCTCATATTCAAGTACATAAACATTACTTTCTGGATCAATTGCTATTACCATTATTACTGAAAAGTCAGAAGTTTTAGTATCTATATCTGTAGCTGGGTCACAACCTATAAATATATTAACTGGTAAATCTTCCCCATCTTTTACAAGATAATTTATTCCATCTTTTTGTTCATAATGTCCAGTCCAATATTTCAGATGCCTTCTTGTCCATACTGAATCTTCTTCACTTTGTACTTCCATCATATATTCTTGATAGAATTTTGTACTTTGTCCAGAGTCTATATAGAACCTTTTCTTTTCTTCTAGTTTCTTTTTGTTAAAAAATGAAGACCACAAGGATTCTCCAGAAGGTAAGATTGCTTTATAAGTAATTACTCTCCAAGCAAAGTCTTTATTATCTTTTTTAGCTTTCGCATGGTTTGTAAGAAGATTGTTGATAAAAGAATCGTAATGTACAGGAGTGCCATTAATGCGTAACCGGCCAGTATGAGGCTCAATAGCAGGGTAAACAACGGCAGTAACCAGATTAGCGTTTTTATCTCTTGAGTCTTGTGTAAGTGTATTCGCTTCATGCTCGAAGTCATCGAGAATGATGAGGTCGTATCGTTTATGAAGTTTTGCTCCACCCCGTATCCCAGCGACATTACTCTTGGAAATGAGTTTACAACCATTTTTTAACTCTATGTCTTC